ATGGAAACAGAATCTGGTCATATTAAAGAATATGATGATACAGAAGGAAAAACAAGAATACATGAATATCATAATTCAGGTACATTCTATGAAATAGATAATGATGGAAACAAAGTGACAAGAGTAATTGGTGACAACTATGAAATAATTGCTGGTACTAATTATGTTAATGTTAAAGGTTCAGTAAATTTAAACATTGATAGTAATTGTAACACCTTCATTAAAGGTGATTGGAATATTAAAGTAGATGGTAAAAAAACAGAAACTGTAGCAGGTGATGTTGTAGAAAAATATCTGTCAGACCATGATGTTGATGTTACCGGTAATCAGACACAAGATGCTAAAACAATTAATTTAAATAGTGGTACTAATGGAGCTGCTAGAATAAACGATAATACAATAGATAATGACTCAGAATCAAATGGTCCAGATTCAGGAACAATTGTATCAGGATCAAGAACAGTAAAAATTGGAGGTTAATATGACTACACATGAAACTTTGGTTTCCTTATTTGAAACTTACAAACTTGAAAACGAAAAATTTAACACAGGTAATTCATCTGCTGGTACAAGAGCAAGAAAAGCATTGTCCGAGATTAGTAAATTACAAAAACTACGTAGAAAAGAAATACAGGACGAGAAAAATAACAATAAGGTTAATAATATAAGTTTAGATATCTAAAATAATAATAAATAGTAGTTATGGCCAACTATACACAAAATAATTCATTAAGTTTAAAAGATGTAGTTTATAGTGATTTAGACATAGATTTTAAAGTTCATCCTATAACTGGTAAGTTAAAGGTGTTAAAAAACGCTGAAGCTGTAAAAAGAGCATTAAAAAATTTAATCTTAACTAAAAAATTTGAAAGACCTTATGAGCCATTGTTTGGAACTAATGTTGTGTATAGTTTATTTGAAAATTTTGATGCATTTACAGCTTCATTTCTAAAAAAAGAAATACAAACATCAATTGAAAATTTTGAACCTAGAGCTATTTTAAGTGATGTAAACATAAGAGCTGACGAAGACAATAATGCACTTGTTATTAATATAATATTTTTTATTAGGAATCAAAATGAACCAGTTGAACTAACAATTACTACGGAAAGAATACGCTAATGGCTGCTAATAACGTAATTAAACTTACAGATATCAATTACGATACAATTAAAGAGAATCTTAAAACATTTTTAAGCAATCAAACAGAATTAGAAGATTATGATTATGATTCTTCAACAATGCAAACATTGCTTAGTTTACTGTCTTATAATACCTATTTAAATAATTTTTATCTTAATATGGTAGGTAATGAAATGTTTCTTGATTCTGCACAAATTAGAAATAATGTTGTATCAAGAGCTAAAATGTTAGGATATACACCTAGATCAGCCAGAGGTGCAACAGCAAGTGTTCAATTAGTAATGACTACTTCTGGTACTCCCGATAGTGTTACAATACCAAGAAATTTAAAATTTAATACGACTATTGAAGGTATATCATACAATTATGTTACAACTGAACAGATAATTGTAAATGCTAATCCTTCAGGAGTTTATAGTACTAATTTAAACATTAAAGAAGGAGATCCACTTACTCATAGATTTACTGTTGATAATAATAATCCAGTAAAATATATTATACCAAATGATAATGTCGATACTACAACCTTTAAAGTTGATATTATTACTTCCTCATCAAATTCATCAACAAGAACATTTAACCAAGCAACATCTTTAGCTTCATTAACTTCTAATTCATATGTGTACTTTTTAGAAGAATCTAGTGATACAAGATATGAATTAATTTTTGGTGATGATATATTAGGTAAAAAATTAGATAACGGAAATATTGTTAGTGTACAATATAATGTATGTAATGGATCAGAAACAAATGGTGCGAATACATTTACATTAACTGATAGCATAACTGATGTTACAAGTACTACTATCAATCTTTTATCAAGAGCAAGTGGAGGGGGAGAGCAAGAATCAAAAGAATCTATACAATTCAATGCTCCAAAAGAATATTCTGCTCAAGATAGGGCTATAACAACTAATGATTATAAATCATTAGTCCTTTCAAACTTTTCTGATATACAGACTGTTAGTGTATGGGGAGGAGAAGAGAACACACCAAGAACATATGGTAAAGTTTACATTGCTGTTAAACCAAAATCAGGTACAGTTGCTTCAGATATATTAAAAGATCAAATAACAAGTTTTTTAGAAAAAAGAAATTCAATAACTATAGAGCCTAACATAGTTGATCCAACTTATCTTTATATAAGACCAGAAATCAATGTTAAGTATAATCCAGATTCAACTTCGTTAACACCATCAGAAATTTTAACTAAAGTTTCTAATAAATTAATTAATTTTGAAACTAATAAGTTAGGTTTGTTCGCAAGAGAATTTTTTGGTTCTGAACTTGTAGATGATTTAAGAGACGTTGATGAATCTATACTTAGTGTATTATTAGATATTAAATTAGAAAAAAGATTTGAACCAGTTAAAAATCAAACAAAAACATACACAATTAATTTTAACAAAAGAGTTTTAGATATACACAAAGGTGATCCGTTAAACATTAGTGAAACTCTTATTCCTGGAAGAGGAGTAACAGTTTCATCTTCATCTTTTACTTACGAAGGAAAAACAAGTTTTTTTGATGATGATGGATTTGGAAATATAAGAGTGTATAATAATACTGGCGCAAATGAATCCAGAACTTACACAAATAGAAATGCTGGAACAATTAACTATGCTACTGGAATTATTATTTTAACAATAAGTATTGAAGATTTTACAGGAAGCGGAGTAGGAGTTTATGTAGTGCCAGCGGATGAAGATGTATTACCTACAAGAAATCAATTGTTATTATTTTCAGGAAATGTAATAAGAGTATTTAACAACAATACTCAACAATTAGCAGCTTCAACAAATACAGTAGGTACAGCAGGAGTTACAACAGAAATAGTAGAATCAGCAATAGTTAGTGTAGTGTATTAATGGCAACTAATAAAAAAACTTCTCTATTAATAGATAATATTTTACCAGACTTTGTTCTAGAGGATGGTCCAAAATATGCAGCATTTATTAAAGCATATTATAAGTTTTTGGAACAAGATGGAAAGTATACTGAAAGATCTAAAAACCTTTCTGAATATGCAGATGTAGATACAACATTGACTTCTTTTTTAACTCATTTTGAAAAAGAATTATCAAATTATCTACCAACAACTACTTCAATTAACAAAGCATTTTTATTAAAAAATGTAAAAGACATTTATCAAAGAAAAGGATCTGAAGAATCTTATAAAATTTTATTCAGACTTTTGTTTAATGATGAAGTTGTATTTGATTATCCTGGTGAAAGAATATTAAGAGTTTCAGATGGTAGATGGGAACAAAGACAGACAATAAAAATATCACCTCCTTTTACTGGTAATCCATCTGCTCTATATGGAACAATAAATGGTTTAACTTCAGGTGCAAAAGCAAGAGTTTTAAATTCAGTTGAAACAAGAGAACTGGGTGCTCAAATTTTTGAATTGAGTTTAAACAATATTGAAGGTGTATTTCAAGATGGTGAATTAATTGAAGGAGAAGTAAGTGGTATTAAAGGAAAAATTACTTCATTAACTGGTGGAATAAGAGAAGTTACAATTTTATCTGGACAAGGTGGAGCAGGACATAGAGCAGGTGACAAAGTAAGATTCATAGCTGATTTAGGATCAGGAGCAAACGGTACTGTATTAACAACTACCAGTGAATCTGTAGATTTTGGAATTGTATTTGGTGGTAATGGATATACAACAAATGCAACAGTAACTGTCAGTGGTGGTACAGGATCAGGAGCATCATTTAGAGTAACTGAAATAAGTAATTCACAAACAATTACTGTATTTGATGATATAATAAGTGACTTAGCAACTGCAAACTTAAATGTTGGTGCAACATTTAACACTTATAATGTAGCTACTATTTCTGCAAATCTAGCAGCTGCTAATATAGGTTCTACAATTGTTTCAGCATTAGGTACTTCAGGATTTGAAGTTGGTACAATATCTGCTATAACAATAGATTCTAGAGGTACAGGATATACAGCATTACCAACAGCTACAGTTACACAAAACAGCAATCCAGATATAGCATCACAGGAAGTAATAGCAGGTGATGGTACAATTTATGGAAAAAATGCTCGAATTTCTGTTCAAAGATATCCAGGTGCAATAGGTACAGTAAGAGTAGATAGTGCTGGTGCAGATTATTATCGACTTAATAACGTAACAGTACAAAATATAACAAGAGAAACATTTGATGAACTTGGTCAGCCTGATCCAGATTCAAATCCAACTGATGATGCAACAGGTCGACCAAGTATTACTGCTATTAGTAATGAAACTGGAAGATATACAGATACTAAAGGATTTATTTCTTGGGATAATAAAATACAAGATAATTATTTTTATCAAGAATTTTCATATGTTGTACAATCAAAGCAACAGCTAGATGATTATAAACAAACTGTATTAAATTCAATACATCCAGCAGGTACTAAGTTATTTGGTGAGGTAGAAATTACTTCAAATGTTGATGGTGTTATTACTGCTGAAACATTTAAGATTGATGTATTAATAACTGAACAAGAAAAAATAATCCCAGCTGGAATAACTGTTGTCGGTTCAATAGCAGACTCACTAGATATACCAACAGTACTATCGTTTAGTAGTAATAGAAGATTTAATGAGCAGAGAATTGATATGATATCAATAGATTTAATATCACAACATACTACAACTGTTCCTAAGACAATTAATCAACTATTAGTTTCAAACAATATACCAACAGGTTTTGTAGGAACATCTGGATCACAAACAGAAGGTTACCCATATATTACTGTTACATAATGGTTTTTAAATAGATAAATAAATAGAAAATTAAATAGAATTCTGGAGTAAATTAATGGCTCAACTTGTAACGACAAATTTCAAATTGCACAATGCTAAACAATTCTTCGAAGCATTTGATGAAGCTGCAAAAGATTTCATATATTTCTTTATATCAAGAGCAGCTGCTTGGCCTGGTGGAACACCTGCTATACCAACCGAATCAGTAAAAAATATAGAGTATAAATCATGGTTAGGTATGATTGCAGCAAAAAGAGTTAATGCTAGTGATGTTTCTCATGTAGCTAAAAGATACAATTGGACGTCAGGTACAGTATACAAAGAATTTGATGATACAAGTACTACCCTAAAGACTGATACATTTTTTGTTATGACTGAAGATTACAATGTGTATAAGTGTTTGTATAATAATTATGGTGCTTCTTCAACTGTAAAACCAACAGGTACATCAACATCTAACTTAGTTACAAGTGATGGATATATTTGGAAGTATATGTATACAGTAAGTTCTGCTGATGCATTGAAGTTTTTAACTACAAATTTTATACCTGTAAAAAATATTGCAACAGATGATAGTTCAGCACAGTTTCAGGTTCAGCAAGCAGCAGCTAATGGATCAATTCAAGTTATTGATGTTACAAATAAAGGTAAGGGTTATTTGTATATTTCAAACACCTTTGCTTCAGTTACAAATACAACTGTAATGGAATTAGGTACAGAATCAAGTGGTTCTGATGATGCATATAATAGTTCAACACTTTACATAGTATCAGGTCCAGGAGCAGGAGAGATAAGAGATATTCAAGATTATGTAGCATCAACAAATACGGTTACAGTTAATACTGCTTTCTCAATAGTACCTACTACTTCAAGTGTTTATCATATTGGACCAAAAGTTAGAATAGTTGGTGATGGTTCAGGTGCTTTAGCTTATGCTAATGTTCATTTAACAGATAATGGTGCAACAGGAAATGGTTCAATTCAAAGAGTTGAGATGATAAATGTTGGATCTGATTATTCACAGGTCAATGTTGCTATTTCAGATTCTGCTTCATCAAATGCTGTTGCAGTTGGTAGATTATCACCTCCAGGAGGTCATGGATCAGATCCTGTAAGAGAATTGTATGGTCATAATGTAATGATGAACATTAGATTGGAAGGTACAGTATCTAATAATTTCCCAACTAATAATGATTTCAGAGTAATTGGTTTAATCAAAAATCCATATGAAGATGGTGGTACACAAATAGCTAATAATACAGCTTATGATACTACAACAAGATTAACAGTAAGTAGTATATCAGGAGGTCCATTTACTCAAGATGAGTATATTAATGGTGGAACTTCAGGTGCTAAAGGAATTATGGTAACATTTGCTAATACTAATGATGCTGCAACAAGTGGTGTAATTAAATTAACAAATGTAGAGGGAACATTCTCTGCAACAGAAACTTTAACTGGTAATAGTTCAAGTGCAACAGCAACTTTAGGTTCTATTTCAAGATCAGAATTAAAACATAATAAAGGTGAAGTTGTTTATATAGAAAATAGAAACGCTCTTTCAAGAACAGTAGATCAAGTAGAAGATATAAAAATTATAGTACAATTTTAACGGATAAGATATGGCAATAGCAAATACAGTAATAGATAATTTCAATGTTACACCTTACTATGATGACTTTGATGAAACTAGTAATTTTCATAGAATATTATTTAAACCAGGTCTAGCAGTTCAAGCTAGAGAGTTAACTCAACTACAAACAATATTACAAAATCAAATTGAAAAATTTGGTGATCATGTATTTAAAGAAGGTACAATAGTACAAGGTTGTGAATTTACATATGAAAATACAATTGCATTTGTTAAAGTAAGAGATAATGATGCTGGTGGTAACTTAGTTACAATGAGTACATTTGCTAATGCAACATTAACAGGTAATACATCAAATGTAAGAGCCAAGGTTATTAGAGCTATAGATGGGGCTGAATCAACTGCTCCTGATTTTAATACACTTCTAGTTAAATATATTACTACAGGAAATAGTAATAAAAAAGTTTTTGATAATAATGAAATCTTACAATTTAGAGCAGGTGATGGTGGTGGAAGTGAATCTTGTAATACAATTGCAACTGGAGCTACTGGTAATGGATCTATATTATATGTTTCAAATGGTGTAATATATTCAAGAGGTAAATTTGTTAGAGCAGACGAACAAAGTATAGTATTAGAAAAATATTCTACTACTCCATCATATAAAGTAGGATTTAGATTAAGAGAAACAACTGTAGATTCTGATGAAGATACAACATTGCTTGACAATGCAGATGGATCATTCAACTATAATGCACCAGGTGCTGATAGATTAAAAGTTAAAGCATTTTTAGATAAAAGAACATTAACAGAAACTTCAAACTCAGAAAATTTTTCAACATTAATTGAAGTAGAAAATGGTGAGATAAGAAGATTACAACAAGATACGGTATATGATAAATTAGGAAGAGAATTTGCTAATAGGACTTATGAAGAGTCTGGTAACTATATGTTGAAGCAAATTAATGTAAATGTAAAAGAACATTTAGATAATGGAGAAAATTTAGGAAGATTTTCTGCAGGTGGTTCACCAGCTGGTGATATCAATAAATTAGCAATTGGTATAGAACCAGGTGTTGCATTTATTCAAGGATATAGAAATGAACATAAATCAACTGAAACTATATCAATAAACAAAGCAACAACCACTGCTCAAGAAACTAGTTTAAATGTTACAACAAATTATGGTAATTATGTTTTTGTAAGAGATGTTGTTGGTTCTTTTGATCCTACAACTTATGCTACAGTAGAAATAAGAGATGCTTATCATACAGGTTATGATGGAGGTTCAGCTTCAACAGCATTAAGTGGAGCTACTGTTCCTGGTAATTTGATAGGAAGAGCAAAAGTAAGATTTTTAGATTATAGTAGTGGTAACATAGGTACCGGTGGTGGTCAATATAGATTGTATTTGTTTGATATAGATGTTTTTGTAACAGGTAAATCATTTGCTGATGCTAAATCCTTTTATCAAAATAATTCAGGTGTAGGAGATGCTTTTGCTAACATAGTTGTTGAAAACGGTTTTGCAGTATTGAAAGAAAACAACTTCAATAGAATGATTTATAAAACTGGTTTAAGTGCTACTAAGCAATTAACAAATGCATCAAATGCTAAAAATGCAAGTTTTGTTTATAGAGATAAAGCATCATTAACTTTTGTATCAGGTGGTACTGCTTCTTTATCAATACCAACAGGTCATACAGGTGGTTCAGAAGAATTTCCATATGGAGTAAGTACTCTAAACAATACACAAAAACAAGACTTTATTGTTACAAGTACAAAAACAGTTTATTCAGCAGCAGGTTTAGGCAGTGATACATTTACAACTGCTGGTAGTTCTAACACAGTATCTCAAGCTAGTGGATCAACAGATTTAACTACTAAATTTAATGTTGGGGATTTTATATTCTTAACAGGTGCTACTCCATTAATAAACAGAATAACAGCAGTAGCTGCAAGTTCATTAACAGTTGCTGGGCAACCTACAGCAGTTTCAGGTGTAGTAGCAAGAAAGGCGTTTCCAGAAGGATTCATTTTTGATTTGACAGAAAATGGAACTGATGCAGGTGGTAGATCGGTTGTTGTTAATTCAACTACACAAGCTGATATAGACTTAGATGAAACCTTTGTTGATAGTAGTGGATCAGCTGATACAATGTCTGCAGTAGTTTATTATAATAATAAAAGAGAAAGTGCAGTACCTGCTACTAAAACAGTAAGAAAGGGCAGATTTGTTAAACTTAATTTATCTACTCATAATGAAGGTGTTAATGGACCATGGGAACTGGGTATACCAGATGTATTTAAGATAGAAGCTGTATACTTAGGTAAGACATATTCAACTAGTAATAGAGATGTTACAGACCAGTTTGATCTTAATGTAAATTCTAATGAAAGTGTTTACGCTCATTCTAAATTAGTACTTAAGAATAATGCTGTGATTACATTAGAATCATCAGATCTTTTATTAGTTAAACTTTCATACTTTTTCCAAGATACTTCAGCTGGTATAGGATTCTTCAGTATCGATTCATATAGTATAGATGATAAAGAAAGAACATCAAATACAACAAGTATAGCAACAGCTCAGATACCAATTTTCAATGAATTTAATTTAAGAAATTCGATAGACTTTAGACCAAGACATGCACTAACTGCAACAGACACAATTTCAGTAGGATCAGCATCTATTAACCCTGCTATATCAAATACTGTAACTGTTGATTCAGATGGATCATTTGTACCTGTTGCTGATGAAAACTTTATAACAGATGCTCAATATTATCTTCCAAGAAAAGACAGAGTTGTTATTGGTAAGGATGGTAAGAAAAAAGTTATCGAAGGTGTTCCAGCAATTTATCCAAGAACACCAAATGAACCAGGTGAAGCATTAACTGTTGCTACAATGGATATTGCACCTTATCCTTCACTATCACCTGAAAACGGAGCTTTATTTGAAAGAGATGATCTAGCAGTAAAAGTTACTCCAGTATTCCAAAAACGATACACAATGAATGATATTCAATCATTAGAAGATAGACTAAACAATCTTGAATATTATTCTTCATTAAACTTATTAGAAAAAGATGCACAGGATTTCTTTATTTCTAATTCATCAGGTAATAACAGATTTAAAAATGGTATTTTTGTAGATGCTTTCCATGGTCATAACAATGCTAATCTTGAAGATTCAAGTTATAATATTTCAATTGATTCAGAAATGGGTGAATTGAGACCTAGATTTGATATTGAAAATATTGATTTGACATTTTCTACTGGAACAAATATAAGAAGAAAAGGTAGACAGGTAAGATTAGATCTAGATAATATTAGTACTACACTTAGTGTTGATGATGATGTTTACTTAGGATCTAGCTTTGGTAGTGGTACTGCAACAGGAACAATTAGAGCTATAATGTCACCCACTTCAACAACAAGAAGAGTTTATGTTCATTTAGAAACTGGTACATTTACTGTTGGTGGTGAACTAAAAGTAAATGGTAGAAGTGACACAGCTAACATTACAGCTGTTGAATATCCATCAGATGGTGATCTCATTACACTACCTTATACACATAAAGCATATTCTGAACAACCATTTGCTAGTAAAGTAATTAATCCTGTAGGACAAATAAGTTTTAACTGGAAAGGTGAGTTGGATTTAATTCCTGAATCTGATCATTGGAAAGATACAACTTCATTACCAGCTATTAATACTCCAACAGTAGATTTGAGACAAAACTTAAGACATCTTCAAACACAAGTTGGAACAAGTTGGAATGATTGGAGAACAACAAGAACTACAACACAAACAAGAAGAATAACTAATCCAATTTCTTCAAGGGTAAATATGAATCCCTTAGTAACTAGAATAGAAACTGCAAGGGATCAGGTCAGAACTGGTATAAGAAGAACAGTTGAGCCATTTACTACAAGACAATCTCTTGGAAATTTTATTACTAATGTTGATGTAATACCTTTTATTAGATCAAGAAGTGTAAGTTTTAGTGCTACAGGTATGAGACCTAATACGAAAGTATATGCTTTCTTTGATGAAACTCCAGTTTCTGCTCATGTAGCTCCTGCTGATAGTAGTTTTGCTAATACAGCAGTAGTTGGTAGTCAATTGACAACAGATAGTAGTGGTAATGTTTTTGGAAACTTCATTATACCTAACAATTCAACACTTAAATTTAGATCTGGTGAAAAAACATTTAGATTAGCAGATATTGAAAATATTGATACAGAAGCAGGTACAGAAACAACTTCAGCTGAGGCAGTATATCATGCTACTGGCTTAGCAATACAATCAAGAGGAATAACACAATCAACTAGAAGCTTCAGATTAGTTACTAGAAGTATTTCACAAACAAGAAGAACAGTTACTCGTAGACCATTGACACCAAGAGTTAATCGAGGTTGGATGTCTGGTGATCCAGTTGCTCAAACATTTAAGATAGGTGATTTTGAGGATTCTTCAAAAAATATTGAAAATTCATTTGGTGCAGGAGCTGATGGAGCATTCATTTCATGTATTGATTTATTCTTCCAAGAGAAAAGTTCAACAGCTGGGATATCAGTTGAAATTAGAGAAGTTGAAAATGGATTCATAACTGATGAAAGAGTACCATTTGGTTTCAAAAGACTAACTACTGCACAAGTAAATACATCAACAGATGCATCTGCAGTTACACCTTTTTATTTTGATTCACCAGTTTATTTAAGAGGTGATAAAGAGTATGCATTTGTAGTCAAACCAGATAATGATAATCCAGATTTCAGATTATGGATTGCTAAACTTGGTGGTACAGATGTTAAGTCACAAGCATTAATTGATAAGCAACCAGCAGTTGGTATTATGATGGTTTCAGCTAATGACAGAACATATGAAGCTAGGCAAAAAGAAGATATCAAATATAAAATATGGAGAGCTGAATTTGAACAAGTTACAGGTGAAGCTAACTTTACTAACGAAGATGATGAATATATTACTATTACACAAATAGAAAACAACTATAGTGTAGGTGAAAAGGTCATAGGTGAAAGTATCTTCCAAGCAAATGGATTCTTAAGTAATACAGCTGGTCGTCCTGTTACAGTAGGTGATACAGTTGCATTTGGTGCTAATACTGGTAAGGTAAGAAAGATTGTTCAAGAAGTAAATGAAGATAGTTGTAAGTTTCAAATTGATATGAAAGGAACTGCTGCTAATGGTGCTAATTTAACATTTACTACTCCAGCAGGAAGTACTTACACAGGTAATTTAGTATCGACAACAGCTAACTCAACACATGGATTTGTTCAATTTATGGATCCAAGAGGATTTGTAATCTTGAATGGAAGTTCTGGAAACTTTACTTCTAATACAACTAACTTGAATGGATTTTATAGAGGTCAAGTTTCAAATGCTACATCTCAAGCTATATCATTAAGAGATTTCAAATATAATTTATTGAATCCACAAATAAGTGAAATAAGTTATGTTGATACAAATTGTGTTTGGTCTGCTCAAACAACTTCTAATGCTTATTCGCTAGATGCTACTTATGATAACATTGAAAATTTAGAAAACAATGAGTTTTTAGAAGAAGAAAAAATAATTGCTTCGAGAACAAATGAAGTATCAAATATGAGTAGCGCAAAAAGTTTAAAACTTAGAGCAAGATTATCAACAAGTAGTACTAGATTATCACCTGTTATTGATTTAAAAAATTCTAAATCAGTATTCGCAGTTAAAAATATTATTAATAATGATGTTAGTAAAGAATACAATGATAAGGGTGGTGCTGCTAATGCAAGATATATTACTAAAGAGATTATACTAGCAGATGGTCAAGATGCAGAAGATTTGAAAGTATATGTTGGAGCATATAAACCTCAAGGTACTGAAGTTCATGTTTATGCGAGAGTTAAGAATGCAGAAGATGGAAATCCATTCTCAGAAAAACATTATACAAAAATGAGTAATGTATTTGGATCTAATAATTTCTCAGAAATTAATAATACTGATGACTTTGTTGAATTGCAATATGCAATGCCAACATCAAATGCAACTGCTTTAGGAGCATTCCAAAACAGTGCTAATAATAATGTTGTTAGATATAGAAATGCTAACAGTGCTATATTTGATACATTTAAATCATTCTCAATTAAAATTGTTCTTACTTCTTCTACTGGATCTAATTTGGTTCCAAGAGTAAAAGATTTGAGAGCTATAGCATTACAGCAATAATATGAGTTATAAAATAATTAAAGAAGACAACAACTTAGTTAGAGATGAAAATACTAATGCTGTCTTAAATACAAATATGAATGGATTAGAGGCATATAAACTTCAAAGAGATAAACAAAGAAAAGTAGACAATGTGGTATCTGATGTTGAAAATCTTAAAAACGATTTGAAAGATATTAAAAATATGCTTGAAAAAATATTAACTAAATAATATAAAACAGAGAAAATTATGGCATTATACTTAAACGGAACATTATTAGCTAACGTAGAGCTTACTAATACATTTAATGTTTGGAGACAACGTACTAATGAAATTATAGAAGCTGCAGCTGGTCTTGGAGCTAACAATGTTTATACTGCTAATAACACCTTCAATGGTGATATAACTACTTTTGCAAATACGGTAACATTTTCCAACACAGTTAATTTTACTGGACCAAGTTCTTTAACTTTAAGTGGTGCTAATACAGTTGTTGGTGGAAATGTTACAATGACTACCGCAAAACTTATTGGTAATAAAACTGTTGGT